GGGGGGTGATGCACCTGAACGCCTTTCGCATTTCACTTGGGGCACCGTATCACCCAACTCAATTTCAAAAGTCACCCGGACTTTCATTCTGTCGAAACCTAGTGCGTTCCGTAACTAGTTTGAGTCATTTGGAAAGTTATGCACACCATCATGCATTTGGCTAGTTCAGAAACGAACCACACACACATACCCGGTTCTAGTTAGTTGTATCGACCCGGCGAAATGACTATCGTGCGCGCTCCCGGAGGATTCAACATGGCAACGGTTCAGGAAGATGGCGGGTTGAGCGAAGCGGAGCGGCGCAAGATTTGGGCGGAGGAACGCGAACGCACGCGCGCCAACCTTGCCGCCCGCGGCGAAATAATCGAATCTGTCGAACAGGCTGAACGCGCCGCGTCTTACGCGCGCACGCGAACAATGCTCAAGTGGACTGCGATTGCCATCGGCTTGCTGGTAACTGGGATGCTGCTGTGGAATGCATACGAACGCTTCGTGCTTCCCCAGCCACGGCACTTCCGCTAGCCCAGCAGCCGCTTGGCTGTATCCACCACGCTGCTGGCCACGCCGGTGATGGCCTCGGCCACGGTGCCCAGGCTTGCGCCTGTGCCCTCTACGGGCTGCCACTTGCCCAGCGGGCAGGTTGCCCCGGCAAGGGTCAACTTCACCGATAGCGCCGCGCGGCGGTTGGAACCGCACCCGCACTTGGTACACCAACCGATGCCGCCGGGATCGGTAGCGCCCTCCACCACCTCGGCGCGGCCTTCGCACGCTCGGCAAATGGCCGCGCGCTCACCCTGCACTTGGACGCTGGCGGGGCCTTGGGTGGCGTGCCTGCGCTCCGCAGCTAGATAGGCCGCGGCGCGCGATGCGAAACCGTAGTTGATTGTTTCACCGATGCCCATCGGCCGCTCGCCCTTGACCACGCGGTGCGGGCATTGCTTGCACACGCCCGCGCTGGGGCGGCCGCCGTAGTGGTTAGCAGCGCAGCAGCCGCCGCCGCTCACGCCGCACTCGCTCCAATGGTCGCACTCAATCATGCGATGGTGATATCGTTTATGGTCATGCCCCAAGAGCCTTCGCACGGTTCGCATGGCGGTGGAACATCTACCCAGCAGGAATCAGGAATTGGGCTACCAACAGCGGACACATAAGTGCCTCGCGGGTCTGTACCAGTAGCCTTCCAAAATCCCATGTCAAAGGTTTGGGATGCTGGCGCAACGCATGGGAATGCTGGATAGTGCCAATGGCAATCTCCACAAACATCACCGGCGGATTGAGCTGTTGGGTCGGTAAGCCCCATCTTTAGTTCCAGCGTCAAGCGCAAAAACCACACATCACAAGCGGGGTACTCCTCGGAATCAAATCCGATCCCGTTTGTTCCGATTGCAGCCTTTGCAATGCCTATCAATGCTTGCCCAGGGTCAGGCGTTCCGTTTTGGCAGGTGTCGAAATAGTCGTATGGCATGTTGCACGCGTAGTTGCCGCTGCACCCGCCAGCTGTGTTTAGGTTGGCCGTAAATGAATACTTTTGGCACAGGCATACACCAACAACGCACGGTGCGCTTGCGTTCAGTAGAAGAACGCATGTCACTATAGCGGTGGTGCCCTGGCACCCGGTCACGGTGATGGTGAGCGAAACGCTACTAGGCAATGTGGTCCCGCTCGGGCAAGAACACCCGCAGCAGCAGCCCGCCTGCATCATGCTCACGGGTTAGCCCTTGGTGCCGCGAATCCATCCCGCGATGGTGCCCAGCGGAACAAGGTGCCCCGCGATGTAGCCGATGGCAAGGCAAGCGAAGGCGGCCCAGGTCGAACCGATCAGGGATTCAGCGGATGCGATGTAGTACATGGCTTGGGTTCCTCGGTGCGCTTCCAAGCGGCTTCCCACACGGGATCGCTTGCGCGCTTTGCTGCAATGTATTCCCGGATCGTCGCGGGGTTGGAAGTTTCCATCACATCGCGGGCGAGGGCCGCATCGCGCAGGCTCGGCCGCGGAATCCAACCCAGCGCCACGCGGATGGCTGCGCCTATTCCCGTCTGCCACAGGATGGCCGCCACGGCCACAAGGGCGGCCGCTGCTGCGATGTAACCAAGTAGCACCGCCCACCATGGGGTCTGATCCTCCACGCCCGGTAGCGCCTTGTGGATGGCTCCGGCGGCCGCTTCGATGTGCTGGGCTTCAACCACGATGGCGGCCGCATCGGCCACCACCTCGGTTTGAGTAGACACGCTCCCGATGTGCGTTGCCAGCCTGGCGATGGTTCCGGCGCGCTCACCAGCCTCGGTAGCCGAAACCGCAATGGCCCGGCTAGGGCTGCACGCGGCGCAGGCGATCAGCAGCAGGAAGACCAAACAGCGGATCACCGGCGGCCCTCTAGCCGGTCAAGGCGCACCGCGATGCTGGTGAGGGTTTCCCCATGCTTGGAATCGTTCGCAGCGCCCAGCACTTGGGCTTTGACCAAATCGCCCACGATGGCGCGAAGCTCAGTCAGGTCGCGGTCTTGGCGCTCCAAGATGGCATCCTTGCGGCCCATCGTTTGGAAGATGCCGCCCACGCCAACCACCAGCACCACCAGTTGCACCACGCTGATCACCGTTCCAAGCGTGGTGGGCTGCTGGTGGCGGGGGCCGATGGAGGGAACGGGGCTCACGCGCAGGCTCCATCCACCGCGTTCGGCACGCTGAAGAAAAACAGGTTCTCGCCCGTCGCGCGCGCGGTGGCGTACATCATCACCACGGTGTTGTTGGCGATGGCCTTGAAACTGAACCCGGCAGGGATGTTGGAAGTGGTAATGCCAGGGCCAAGCGTGGTGGTAGCGCCGATCATCTGCGGGCCTTCGCACCCATTGATGGCCTTCCCCTTGGTGGCGATCAGGGAAGACTTCCGGCGATAGGTATCGCTGGTGTTGTAGGTGCCCGTGGTGGACACGCTCACCTCTTCCCAATCGTATTCCCACGCGACTGGCTGCGCGGCGGTTCCGCCGATGGTCGCGGTTTTACCCGCAATGGCCGTGCTGCCAGTAATGCGCGCCATGAACACCACAACCGGCGGCGGTGCGGACTTGGGCCCGCGCTGCCCCTCGCCGTTTATGCGGTTGATAGTGTCCGCAATGGTGCGCACTTGGTTCGGTGACCAAGGGCCAACATTCCCGCGGGTGACACCGTTCACAAACATCAGATGCCCGTTATGCCGATGCCGCTAAAGGCGCTCGTGGTTGGGAACGGCTGCCGGAAGAACACGCATAGCGCGTTGCTCATCTCGCCATCGGGAACGGTGGTTGGCGCGCTGCCGCAGGAATCGGTTTTCTTTCCCTTGATCACCTGCCCATCGGGGCCGCGCTTGGCGATCTGCCGCAGGTGGTAGCCGTTGTCATAAACGAATGAATAAACGATTTCATAGGTTGCAGGGCCCACACGCGTGATGCTGCAACCCGTGAACAGCAGCGTGTCCGCCGGGAATGAGTAGGGGCCAATCGTAAAGCTGGCGCTGTTCCGGTTGTTGATGAAGCCAACCGGCGGCGTGGGGCGCCCGGCAACCACATTGCGAACGGTCACCTTGGCAACATTGTTGAAAAAGGTAATTGGCTCGCCGCCGCTATCAACCTTGGTGCCGCTGATGTCGGTATCGGCTGGCATGGACTTGTTCGCGGGTGCGGTTGCGCCAACCCGCCACACATCCACGCCCTCGCCGCTCAAGCTGTATTCGATGGCGGTAAATCCAACCTCGCGCTCCACCTTGTTATCCGTGGTGGTGGTGCCATTGTCCGCGGTCTGTGAGTCGAAAGTAACGGTGGCCTGCCACACATATCCGCCATCATCAACCATTGCCAGCGAGAAGCTTGGCTGCGTCACGCGGCCCGAGAAGAATGAGCCTTGATCGGTGATTGCGCCGCCAGCGCCGCCGTACTCGGTTGGGAACAGTTTCGCAATTACGGTGGCGCTGCCGAGGATGTCGCTGGCCGTAAGCGCCTGCGCGGCCGCCTCGGTGATCACATATTGCGCGCTGCCGCTCCACTTGCCGCGCTCAAAGTTGATGGTAGTTCCACCGGCGCGCTGGGCAATGTTGATGATCACAGGCATTTACACGGCTCCCGTTGCTGCTGCGAGTTTCGCCAGGTGCGTTGCGCTGGCCTCCGTGGCCTTGGCGGTGGCCTCTGCGGGCTTCGCCAGTTTATCTAGCCCGCTCGTGGTGCCAGCCATTTTCACGCTGCCCACGGCGCTTTGGATGCTTTCGATGTTGGATACCGCGGTGGTCTTGGATGCACCGGCTTCGGCCGCCTTCAGTTTCTCATTCAGCGCGCGCGCACTCTCTTGCTCCTGCGCGTCAAGACCCAACCGATCCATCTTCTTCTGAAACAACTGATCTTCGGTCATCGTGCGCTCGTCTAGCGCGTCCTGCAAATCATCCATGAAGTTCATCACGGATTCCTCTCGGCGCTCCTCTGCGGCGGCGCGCATTTCCGCGCGCTTCTCCGCATCAGCCTGGGCGCGCTCTTGCGCCTTCGCGGCCTCTTCTGCAACGCGTGCGCGTTCCTTCTCTGCCTCTGCCGCTTGATCGGCAAGCATCTTCTCACGCTCTTGGCGCTTGAGGGCTTCATCCTGCGCCGCGCTCGTGGCCTCAAATGCCGCGCGCAGCTTGTCGCGGGCTGCGACGATCTCCGGCCCCTTCGCGCCTTCCTTCGTCATCTGATCGTTCAATTGCTTTTCAAGTTCCGCCAGGCGCTGCGCTCGCTCCACGCGGGTGCGCTGTTCGTCGCTTACCGCTTCGGCTAGTTCGCGCTGCTTCTCCAAATCGGCCGCCATTTTGGAACCCACGGCAAGCATCCGCTCATTTCGCGCGGCTTCCTCTCGGCTTGCTTGCTGCCGCGCTTCCTGATTCCCGCTTGCGTCGCTGGTCAACCCGATGGCATCGGTGGCCGATCCCAAACCCTGCCCAATCCACTTGCCTAGGGTGCCAGCAACCGGGATGCTTTCAAGTGTCTTGGCGAATCCATCGCCAATGGCGTAGGCAATGTTCGCGCCGGAATTGTTGAAGATTGGATTCTTGAGTGTTTCATCGATGGACTTCAGCAGCGTGTCAGCAAGTTGGATTCCAAGAAACCCGCTGATCGCTTTCCCCATCGAATTACTCCAAGACTTCATGCCCTTGGAAATGGCCGCTTCGATACCGCTCACCTTGTTCGTGGTAGCGGATTCCACCTTCTTCCAACCGGCGATGTACTGATCGGATTCAAGCGTGATACGTGTTTTGAACGCTGCGACATTACCCATTGCGCTTTCCTCCAAACATGGCGCGCAACTGCTTCACCGCATCCAGCGGCGCGCCCTTGGGCTTTTCTTCGTAGGGCATGAAATCCGCCACCTTGAATGGCGTGCCGCTAGTGCGGTGGCAGTTCGCCACGGTGCTGGCGATGATCGCGGAACGCAAATCGGCGCGCGTATCACCGAAAGGCTGGACTGCGTTGTAGGCGATCCATTCGGTTAGTTCGCGACTCGACATGGTTTCCTCTAGTTCCGCGACCGTCTTCCCTAACGCTAGTGCCAGTTGGAACAGGAAGCGCCGAAGCGGTCGCTCACTCAATTTTTTTCGATGGCTTCCTTGTCCTTCGCACCCATGCCCGAAAGCCGCGTTGCGATGTCGTACAACTCATCAATGACGGATGCGGGCATGTCCCCAATGGCTTCGATGTCCGCGGCGCTGAACATCGGAGCGTCACCGTCATACGCGCACATGGCCACGAGGCTGGCGCGGATGTTGGTGAGGGTCTTTCCCTTGGCGCTCCAAATGCGCTGCTCCCACTCGTCTCGCTTGCCTGCGGTGAGCCCGCGCATGGTCACAACGCCAACTCCGGGCACCGTTACTTGCTCGGTAGGAACGGTGGCCCGGAGTGCGAGAAACTTGGCTTTCAGGTCGCTCACGGTTTAGTCCACATCCGTGAAGGTGACGCTTCCGGAAATCTTGATGCTGATCGACGCGGTAACCGCCGAATCCATCGCACCCTTCACGCTGAAATCGGTCACAAATCCGATAAACGCGAAGGTTGCACCAGCATTTCCGGTGGTTCCGAAAGTGATCAGCCAGGACTTCAGCGCCGGGCGGGTGGTGGCCGCGGTCACATCCAGTTGGCCCAGCACGGTCACCTGCTGCGCGTCATCGGGATCAAGATTTACCTCAAGCGACACGGTGCCGCTATCGATCAGGCCCGCCGCGTAAGTGCGAAACTGGTTGCCCAGGTTCGAAACATCGATGGTGTTGAGCTTGATGCCATCCAGGTTCAGCGAAAGGATTTCGCCAACCGCTGCGCTTGGCGCTGAATAAGCGCCGCTGGCAAGTGGGCCAACCTTGAGCGTGGTTCCGAAACTCGTGAATGCGGCCATGTGCGTTTCCTCTCTGTGTTACCCGCCGGGGGTGGTGATGGTGGTGGGTGCAACCGATTGCGCGCGGTAGTAGGCATCGACCGATACCACCGCGATGTGGATTCCCGTTTCCGTGCCTTCTGCGCCCACATCATAAGTCGATGTAATGCCGTTTTCACGGATTTCATGGATGGTTGTGCTGCTTGCCGTACCGGCTGCGCCATGCATTGCGCGGCGCACGATCTCGCCCAGTTCGCGCGCCGCCTTCAGGCTGGTTGCGATGCATTCGATGTTCATGGCCATACGCCGCAAACAATCGGTGCGGGGGAATGACGGACTCACCGCCTCGTCAGTCTGCACCGTCAGCACGATGGCGGGCAAGGTTCCGGTGTCCTGGCGATAGGCGGAAGTGATCCGGGATTCCGGCACCAGCGTTGTAACCGCGGTGTTCTGAACCAAGCCTTGGCGGATGGCTGCGATGATGGTGCTACTCATTTCACCCCATTCCGCGCCGCGGCCTTGGCCGCTAGGCGCTCAAAGACTTCGGGCAACTTGCGGTTTAACTGGCTTTCGGCCGTGTACCGAAACCGCTTCAGGATCGAAAACGCCCCGTTGAACCCGCGGTAGGAACGCTTCGAATGGCGGCCGGACTCCATCAGGAACATGCCTGGGCCCCACGCCTTCAAGCGCAGCAGGTAGCCCACGCCGCGCTTAAGCTTCGCCACCTTGAAGCCCCACCCATCTTTGCCATCGCGCACGAGGGCTTGAATGGCTAGGTTTCGGGTAAAGCCAACGGGCAATCCCTGTTTTCGATTTTTGTTCCACCAGCGGTGTTGCAACGCGCGTTGCAGGCTCTCGCCATCGTGCTTGCCGGTGAGGGAATCGAAGTACTGGAGCAACGCCATTTGGGTTGGCTCGCCCATCTCCTGCAACACCTTCAACACGGTGTCATCCAGTTCGCGGCCGGTCATCGCAAGGATGGTTTTCCGGAACTCCGGCATCCCTTCCACGATCATCCTTTGGCGCGCGCTAGCCACTACTGGACGATCTCCGTAGCCATGCAATCAAGGAACTCGCGGCGCTCGCGCCAATCGGTAACGGTCACGATTTCCCACACCCGGCGGGTCATCCCGCCCTCGGTCGATACGGTTTGCAACTGGCTGCGGTGGCTCACATTTGGATTCCACCGCAAGCGGATTCGGTGCGTCACCACCTGGTCAAGTTGCTTGTGGTTCATGCGCTCGCTGGGGGTCGCGTCGCTGATTTCGGCAAACAGGATGGTTCCCGTGCCCGCCGCGTTGACCGTGCGGATGGGCTGCCCGTAGGTATCCAGCGCGGTAGTGGCCCCCAACAGCTCCAGCGCCACGCGCATGTTGCCGGGGTTCACCAGTAGCCCCCATCCTGATACTGCACGATCAACCGGCGAACGGTCATCGGGATTTCAACAGGTGCCGCACCCATCGCCACGCTCGCGCGATTGTCATACATGTGGCTGCATTGCAGCAGGCACGCGTGTACTAGGGCGCGGGGGATGTTCGCGGCCGCCGCACCATAGCCCGCGGTGAATGCCACGGACACATCAAGCGCCCCCTCACCAAGCGTGCTAGGCCACGATTGCGAACCCTTCAGTATGACGCGCCCAATGCCGTTGACGCTGAACGCGTTGTAGGCGCTCGCGGAAAGCGTCTGCGTGGCTCCGGCTGCGTCGGTGTAGGTGATGCTGGAAACCGAAATGAATGGCGAACGCGGCAACACGATTTCGCCATCGGTGGGGAACGCTTCCAGCGAATAGGTGAACGAACGCGTGATCAGCGCCCGCCGCGTTTCGTTTTCGATCACCTGCGTTGCGGCTAGCACCATATCGCCCAGGGCGGTGTCATCTTGGGTATGGAAGATGCGCCCGAAAACTTTGAAATCGGCCACGCTGATTGCCGTGGTGACTGCGCCGGTGTCGTTCAGGTTCGTTCTCACGCCCAAACCCTCATGGGGGTAGATGGTGCAGGGTCAAGGATCGGAAGCTCCGCGGCTTGGGCCTCGGTCAGTTCACCGGCCACGCGCAAGTTCGCATGAAAGCGGCTATCAGTTTGCGGTTGCCCCGTGGCTGCATCGATCCATGTAACGGGGCCAATCCATCCAATGTCGATGCGCTGCCCGTCCAGGCTGTGGCACTCGCCATCGATGCGTTGAACCGTAACGCCGATGGCATCGAAAGCCTCGGCCATCTGCGTTTCGGTGTTGGATCGCAGGTAGTAATCGGTCATGTGGTGAGGCTCTGAAGGGTTGCGGTTGGCAGGACGCTTGGCCAATACTTGATGGCCCGGATTGATCCATTCAGTAGCACCGTGGCATCCGTGTTGGTGCTGCCATCGGTTGAAGTTCCACCCAGCACCAGCCATGTGGGCGCGGTTGAAAACGCGAGGCTTGAAGATGTCGCAACCGTGCCACCATTCAGGGTCAGATTCACGGTGCTTCCGCTGAACGAAAACGCACCCTTGGTGCGCGCTCCGCTTGTGATGCTGTTGGATGTGGTCACCGAATTGGCGGCCCCGAAATCTGCAACCTTTAGGTTTCCAGCGGCAGCGGTTTGCTGAAGGTGCAGATGGCGGCCGGTTACATCGGAAGTGGAAAGAACGGTGCGAACCGTGCTAGTGATGTTTCGCACGCCGCCAAACCAATCAGCGTAAAACGTTCCGCTTGTGCCGCCGGTGAACCATGAAGAAAACCCGGTGCTGGATGCGATGCAGGTATCTGCTGTGCGCTGCACGGTGCTTCCGACAGTTGGGATGTAAGACGATGCACCGGAACCTAATTCCAGTTGGGCGCCCCACGCATAAAGAACATCACTAGAACCAGCACTTGTGCTTTTGCTGCACACATACACAAATATCGTGGTAATTGTTGCCGATGTAAATTGAACCTGTACCCGCGTCCAGCCAGTATTCGTGTAAGTGAGAGTTGTTTGCGAAACCAAGTCACCACCGCCAAACTCGAAAATTCGCTGTGTTGATCCTGCTGTGCCGCGAATCCAAAATGAGAATGTGTAAGCGGTATTTGCAAGAACCGTCACCAGTTGCGCTCTAGAACAATACGCACCCGCGGAGAGCGCAATTTTGGTTGCGGTGTTTCCACCCGCAGGGTCAGTAACTTCGGTAGTATTCGCAGTCAAGGTAGTGTTTCCACCGACGGTCCAAGTACCTGTTGTGATGTTCTGCGAATTGGTTACCAGGTTTGTTGCAGTACCTTCAATGAGCAACCCGCGGTGGGTTAGCGTGGTCGGGTCATAGTTGAAGCGTGGGACATTCGTTCCAGCAGTTGCAACTAGCCCGCTGGAGTTGATGTAGGTGCTAGTGGTGCTGCTACGCGTGAAGGTGAAGCGACTATCAAGCGTGTCACCCATCGCGGTGAAATCAAGCGACAGCGTGGAGCCATCGCCGCGCCGCAGCATGAACGGAACAAACGCATTGCCCTTCATCGCTTGCCCTGGCCTTTCTGCTTTGGTGCCTCGCTAGGCGCAGCAGGAACCGCGTGGACGCGTTCCGCAATGCCTGCCACGCACCATTGCTGCGCGGTATCCGGATCGACCGTAGCCACCTCGCCCGGCCCCCAAACGCCCTTTGCGCTGGCCACGGCTTTGAGGAATTGAACTTGAACCATTGTCATGGTAAGGAAATCCGGCGAGGGCCTTTCGGCCCCCGCCGGTGTGGGTGTCAGGCGAAGTATCAGGTGCTGGCGTTGAAAGCCTTGAACGCCAGGGCGGGGAGCGAGAGCTGGCAATCCATACGCATGTTTGCGATGTAGCCCGTCTCATTCGTGTCCGCGTAACGCTCGCGCAGAACCTTCAGTTCGTAGTTGCCCGTGGTGCCGAAGTAGCAGTAGTCCCACGCGCCGATGATGCCGATTTTGGTAGCGGTGGTGCCGCTCGTCGGAAGCGCCGAAATGGCCGCGCTGGTGTACACCGGGATTCCGAGGATGCGATCCGGCTCCGGAGCCTGGCCGCTGCCGCCCTTGGTGTAGCCGTTCTCCCAAAAGTAGTTGGTGACATTGGTGGAACCAGTAACGCCGCCCAGCTTGCGGAGGTAACCCAAGGTGGAATCGTTCACGATGATCGCGCAGCTGGGGTGCTGGCGGTACTGGCGGGGCAGGCTGTAAATCCAGTCGATCACCTTCTCCGCCGTGAACGCCGTGAAAGAGCCGGTATTGGTGCTGGTGAGGGAAGCATCATTCAGCAGCGAAACAGGAGCGCCGGAAACATTGGAAGCGGCCAGCAGCGCCGTTTCCTCGGTCTGTGCGAACACGCGCGCCATCTGCTCGGTGACGATGGAAGAAATCGACATGTTGCCGCCGCGGGCATCGGCATCGGCCACCAGTTCGTTCGACACGCGCAGAAGGGCCGAAAGGCGCTTCGGGGTAAGCGTGATCTTGGAGAAGGTGGGCGCAGCCTCGGTGGGGGCGGTGGACTCACCAACCCAGTACGCGGCACCCGTGGCGTTTTCGAAAGCCACTTCGCGCGCGAACGAACCCAGCGAGAGCTTGCGCGCCAGGTTGCGAACGCTCGTCATGGTCTGAAGCTTGGCCACGAGCTGGTTGTCGAACTCGGTGGGAGGAATCACGGTGCCACCGCTGGCCTCGGTCAGCGCGCGAAGCTCCGCGGGTGCGGTGTGTTCGCCGTTGCGGAGGTAGTTGTGGAACGCGTCGCGGTACTCGTCGGTTTCGCGGCGCTCGCCAACCTTCGCGGCGCGCTCGGCGCGCTGGGCGCTGCGAACCTCGGGGGCGGCGGGGATGTCGCTAAACACGGCCTGCTGGCCGTTATCCATCGCCATCACCTCTTCGTTGCGCTCACGCTGCTTTCGCAGGTTGGCGTACTGGGTCTTCAGGGCGGTGTACTTCGCCTCCATCTCGGGGGCCATGCCCTCGCCGTTGGCATTGGCACCATCAACCATCGACTGCATTTCCTGATAGAGCGCACCCATCTTCTCGATGAGCGCCTTGTATGAACTGGGGACTGGCATACTCGGTTTCCTTCCTAGATTCCCGCCGCGTGTCGCTCGGGCCAACGCGGCCCGCAGGGACATTCGCGGCGGTGTGCGAATGCCCAAAGATTTGAAACGCGCACTAGGCGCGGTTGACATTCAGAACAGCAAACTTGTTGGTGATCGATCCATCGCAACGGATCGAAGCCACGAAAATGGTTTCGTTCGTATCGGCTGCCGCTTCGCTGTACCGCGCGACGCTGAACGCGCCGAACGAATGGGCCAGCAGGTATTGCGCAGGGTTGAAGAAATGCACCAGCGTGTCACCGGTGGCCGGGGTACCTGTGCTCAAGCGGTGGTAGACGGTGGGCAAGCCTTCAACCGTGGTTCCATTGACCATCGTTCCGCGGAAGCTTGGGAACAGCACCGGGAAAAAAGTTGGATCGAACGATGCCATCAACCGGCTGTTGATCACGGCTACGCTGTTGATCCACGATTCATACGGAAGCGGGGACAGGGCGCTAGCGGTAGAACCCCACACCGCGGAAATCACATCTTTCATGGTGTTGGTGGTGGCCACGCCGGTGGATGCCGTGCGGCTGTAACCCTTCGCGCTGTTGAAACTGCCCTGGCATTCGCTGGTGCCGTTTCCGATCAGGATTTGGCGGCCCACCTCGCCGATCAGCCCATCGACCAGCGCGCGGCGCAGGAACTCTTCCACATCCTGCGCGCCCTTCGAATCGTTCAGCAGTTCGTTGGAAACCTTTACCCACGCGGTTACCTTCTTCTGCGCGAAGGTGTAGTAGGTGCCGCTGGTGCCGGAGGTGCTGCCCTGCACAGGCTTGGCGAAGGTGGGGGAAGACTGGGTACCCAATGCGGACTCGGCCACATTGGTGTTCACCGTCGCATCCTCGGCGTAGATCGGAAGATTGAAAGCGGTGGGGGTTTCGATCTTCTGAACGCGCGACAGGATTGCGTCTTCGGCGATCTCCGTATCGATGTACTTCGACCAGGCGGTCGGGGCCAGCGCGGTGCCGCCGCTGCTGATCGTCAGCGCGCGCGCCTCCACATCGGTGAGCCCGCGCGCGCCGCGGCGCAGGAAGGTGCGGTAGATATCGCTGTATTGATCGGAGTCGCGCGTGATCTTGGTTTCGCCCATAGTTCAACCCTCAAAAAGCGAGGGGCGCATGGCGCACAGCCTCGCGGATTCGGTGAGAAATCGCGTGGTCAGTTCGCCACGAGGGCGGAACGGAAACCGTTACAGGTGGCGGCGCATCACTAGGACGCGCGCGGCCGTATTCAGTTGCGCCCATTATCAGGGCGCGCAGGTGAATTGCAACCGATTACATCTCGGGTGGCAGGTAGTAACGCTTGCGCGCGGTGGGCTGTGCGTTGCGCGCCTCCACGCTGGTGGAAGGGTTCGCAGGGAATGTTACCGCGCTAATTTCCACCAAGTTCGCGTCGGTGATGACGCGCAGCGGCTTCCCATCGGGTGCCTTTTCGTACCGCTCGCCGCGCACATGGAACCCGAAACTGCATTGGCTCACCACGCCGGAACGGATCAGGGAAACCGCGTCACGGCTCACGGCCGTGTCAGGAAGCGTGGCCTCAAAACCAAGCCCCACCTCGTCGGTGAAGATTCGCAGGTTCCCCGCGCGCACGCGGGCCATCGGCTTGCTGGTGTCATGGTTCCAAAGCAAAGCCACATCCTCGGGGGACTCCAGCGCCGCATCGAATGCGGATCGGTCGATGCGCTCCCATGAATCGGGGCCCATCGTGTACGGCTCCCATGTCACCGCATAGCCACGAATCTTCAAATCTGTTGAAGGTTTGACGGTACCGCTAGCGCGTGTTTCGGTCATGGCTTTCCCTCCAGTAGTGGCGTTTGCAAGATTTCATGCTCGAGCATCTCGAGCAGTTCGGTGGTGGCCACATTCGGCAGCGGCTTCCAGCCATCAACCGTGTCCGACAGCGCCGCGATTTTCCCGACAGCGCCGCGCAGGTGGCGAGCGTGGCGCAGCAACGCCGCGTTCAGCACATCGGATGCCTTGCCCTCATCGCCCATGATGCGGCCCAGCCCGGTGATGGTGTCTCGCAGGTCACCAGCGATGCAATCGATGGGCGGTGCCCACTTATCCAGCTTCGCCTGGGTGCGCGTCTTCAACAGGTATTCGGAAACCCGGTGCAGGTGGCGGCCATACGCGTTTTCGATGGCGGGGCGCACCGCATCCACCGCGGCGCGGATGGCGATCAACTTTTTCGCGTTGTCTCCCGCCTCGTCTTCGGCCGGATCAACATCCACGCTATTGGGCACTTCATCGGGTGCTAGGTCAACGCTCGCGGGCACTTCCTCGGCTGGCGAGGACACAGGCTCGGCCGGGGGCACGCCACCGGCGGCGGGCTCCGGCGCGGCCGTGTTGAGCGGCAGGCGGATGGACTCGCCGCCTGCAACCGCTGGCAAACCTTCCCGCGCGCGGCATTCGTTCGGGCTCATCAGCCCGGACATGATCGCCGTGTTGTAGGCGCTGAACCGCACCGCCATCTCTGCGCGGAGCATCGAATCAAATGAAATCCGTGTGCAATATGGCGCGCCTCGCACGATCAGTTTGCGGCTGGCCTCTTGCTCAAGGCGCGTGGCCCAGCTTGAAAGGGTGTGCTTCACTAGGTGGGCATCACCGCTCTCGGCGCTCGCGTAACTCTGCGCCTCGGTGGAGCCAATGCGCGCCGCGGGAACGCCGAACGCCGCCGCGATCTGCTGGCGGCAGAACTCGCGGATGGCTACCAAATCGGCATCCTTCATCGTCGATGCCATCGGCTGGTACGACATTCCATCCTCAAGCACCGCCACGCGGCCCGCGTTGCGAGCGTTGTGGGCCTTCTGCCAGGCTTCGCGCAGCCGCTGCGATGCCTCGGGGGACAGTTTGCCGGGCAGGGACAGCGTGCCCGAAGGCACGGCATTGTTGGCCCAGTACTTGGTAACGAACTCCTGCACGATCAGTTCCAGCCCGATGGTTTCGCGCATCAGGTGGATCGGAGCGATGCCCAGCAGCCCCTCAAATGATGCGCCGCACAGGTGAAACACATCGTAGGGGCGGAAGCGGCGTGCCTTTTTCTCTGCATCCTTGCCGGTGTAGTTGCCCGTGTAAACCTGGATGTAGGGCTGGTTCGCACCGTCGCGCATCATCTGCACATTGTCCGGGCGCAGCAGTTCAAGCGAAACAGGCAAACCGGATGCATCGCGCTGGATGTACGCGTAGCCGTTGCCGGTCAGCAGCGCATTAGTGAGAAGCGTTTCACGGAACACCAGCGCGCTGGTGTCCTCATTCGGCTCCACATTCAGCAGGTTCGCCAGCGGGTGGTTAGGTTCAACCACCTTGCCTTCCGGAGTCTCGCGCAGAATCTGCCACTCAAGCTTCGCAATGCTCGACGCGATCAGGCGAACGCACGCGTACACGCTCGGCGATTCCATCGCGGTGAGCGGGTTGATGTTCGACCCGGTGAACGAATAGGAAGACACATAGGACTGCACCGCACCCGAAACAGGTTGCCCAATGGGTGTGTTGTCTTCGTACTCGCTGCGCGGCGGCTGTGGCCCCAAGTACCTGCGAAGGATGTCGATTAGAGCCATTCGATTCCCTTGGTTTCGTAGACGCTCGGCCCCATGTGTTCCTCACCCTGAAACATCCAACCCGCTAGCGCGCTAATAAGCGCCGCCACCGGATCGATTCGTTCGGTGGATGCTTCCTTGCTCGCCTTGATGTTCCCGGCTGGGTCTTGATCAATGACGGTGTTACTTACAGCCCAATTTAGCAGCGGGTTATCCGGATGGCGCAGTTTTTTGGATAGAACCAAGGCTTCCAGTTTCTTCGACGGTTCCGAAAGTGACCGGAAGCCTTGACGCACTTCAATCATCGGAACACCTTCGCGCAACAGCCCGGTTGCTAGTTGCGTTGCACCCCACGGATCGAATGCAACGCGCTTCACATCAAACCGCTTGCACAGTTGCCGGATGAACTCGGCCACATGGTCATAGTCCACCACCGCGCCTGGCGTGGGCCGCAACCACCCTTGATCGGCCCACACTTGATACGGCGCGCGATCCAACCGGCTGCGGCGCTTGATGCCTTCCTCCGGGCACCATGAGTAGGACAGCACATCCATGAACCCATCATCCGAAGGGAACACCAGCGAAAGGCTCGTGAGGTCTGTGGTGGTGGACAGGTCAAGCCCGGCCCAGCACTCACGCCCGGCTAACGCTTCCTCGGTGATTCCCTTGGCCGCGCACGCGGCCCAAGTCTCAAACCCGATCCACGCGCGCTTGCTCTCTACCCATTGGTTCAGGTACAAAGTGCGGAAGGTGTTTTGGTAGGCGGGTAGTTCCTTCGCCTTCGCGCACTCGGTCGCTAGGAACTCTTCGCTGATCGTTACGCCCAGGCTGGGGTTCGCTTGCTTCCACACCTTCGGGCTTGTCCAATCCGCGTCCACCGGCGCGCCGAACAGCACGGGCAGGAACTTGGAATCCTGCACCAACCCGTCGCGCACCTTCTCCGCGTATTGGTGCAACTCAAAGCACAGGCTGTTCCGATCCGAACCCGCGGTGGTGATGGACAGGTTCAGCGGTTGGCTGCGCGCACCTTGGCCGCTCACCATCGCGTCATACAGGTCGCGCCCGTTCGCATCGTAAGTGTGCAACTCATCGAACACGATGCAACTTGGATTCTTGCCATGCTTGGTTCCTGAATCGCTCGACAGAATCTCAAGCTTGCTGTTCCCGTAGGTGATCGTGTTTCGAAACACATCCACTAAGCCCGCTAGCGTTGCGTTCGCCTGAATCATCTGCCGCGCGCTATCACCGCACACCGCGGCTTGGTCGCGGCTCGAGGCGCAGCAGTAAACCTCTGCGCCCGGTTCAGAATCACACAGCAGCATCCACAGACACACCGCGCTCATCAATGTCGTTTTCCCATTTTTGCGTGGTATTTCCGCATAGCAGGTGGTGAACCTGCGCCGCCCATCGGCGCGCTTCCAGCACAACAAGGTGGCTAGGAAGTCTTCCTGCCAGGGCAACAGGGCAAACGGTTGGCCAGCGAAGGTGCCTTTCTGATGCGTCAGCGCGCCAAAGAATGCGCGGATGCGTTCCCATTCGCGTTCATCGAACCAATCTCCCTTGCTCGCAGTCTTGGCCGCGCTGAAACCCGCAATGGTTGCGGCTTTAGGCGGTCTTCGCTTTGAGGATGCTTTCAATGGCGCTCGCGGCATTGCCCTTTTTCTTTGATGATTGCAGGCCCACGCGGCTGGCGGGGGATAGCCCGAACTCGCGGCACAGCCGCGCAACCTCGGCGCGCGCATTGTCACGCACCTTCAGCGCCGGATTGAGGATTTTCCCTTGTGGGGTCACGATGGTCATGCCCTCGGACTCAATCAGCGCCTGCGCTTTCTCCCACTCCGCAGCGGCTAACGCGTAGTGGTTGTGGCTTACATAGTCCTCGGATGCATACAGCCCAAGCCCGCGAAGGTCATCGACCAGCCGGTCGAAGTAGCGGCGCGCAATTTGGCACGCCATCACCTGGCTAAACAGGGTGGCTGGGCCATCGGTGTTGCCATCCGGCTCGGTCAGCCGCTCGGGCAAAAGCACAGAATTGCGCAATTTCAATGTGGGGGTAGGGGTTCGCCTAGGGGGCATTGCGTTTTCGTCCGTATCTGATACCGTTTTCGCGGTTCGGATCGATCCTGAAGCATCCTAGGGCCGTTTTAGGGTCATTCGTGGGATTGTTAGCCGCGTGCAACGCGGTCCCAACATTGGTCCTACCTCGCCTATCGCTCAAATCCGACCCTCCCCCCCGTTTTTAGCGCAAAAATGGCCTATTGATTGTTCGCCTTGCGAGCGATCAGGTCGCGCATGGTCTTCCGATCATGGCAAGGCCCGCACAATCCTTGCAGGTTCGCGCGCGCGTTGTCCCCGCCATCGCGCAAGGGCAGGATGTGGTCAACCTCCACCGCAGGCACAGGCACACCCCGCGCCAGGCAATGGCGGCACAGCGGTTCAGCATTCAGTATCACCAGCCGCAGCTTGCGCCACGCCGCGCCATAGCCACGCTGGCTGGCCGTGCCGCGCTTTTCATCGTGGCGTTGCTGGGCATCCACCCAGGCGCGGGGGGCTGCCTTGCCCGCGTTGATCCGCAGGCGGGGCGGGAAGCGGCGGGGCTTGGTCACGCGTCCACCTTGCGATACCGGGCGCGCCACAGGGCGCGCGCTATGGCGCTCGCCGTGGCCTCTACGGCCGCCTCATCCAGCTCCGGCCGTGCAGCGTGTAGGCACTCATGCACCAGCACATCTAGCGCCCGCTGGCCGCGCAGGGCGCGCCGCACCTGAATTAGCGGATGGCGGCCCGCAGGTAGCCAGCAGCGGCCCCAATCGGTTCCCATCACGCGTGCGGGTTCGAAGCGCACACGCCAAACACGCCCGGCAATGCGGGTGCGGAACTCATCGCCCTTCACGGCATCACCTCTATCCGCGCTTCCCAGTTGCGACCACGGCGGCGGCTCATCGGCTCGCCCACATCGATCACGATGATCGCGCTGCCCCATTGCGATGTATCACGGCGGCTCATCCACCCAGGCTGAAGCGGGCCGCAGGTGCCAGCGTTCGCGTACCAGTAGGGAAGCGGGATGGATCGGGTGCGCCTGCATTGCGTTGGCGGTACCGGGCGATGCGTGTGCCCGCGGATGAACAGCCGGTGCGGGGCTCCGCCGGTGGCGTTGAAGAATTGCAGCGCCTCTAGTTCGTCGGAGTTCTGCCCCACATCGAAACCATGCGTAGCCACGATGGGGCCAAGCTCAAGGCACCCGTTCCGATCCTTGCGGTATGGGGTCCAATGCCACCGCTTTGCTTCGGTTGCGAACGGTTCGGCGTGCATGAAATCGGCTACAGCCCGCAACGCACGCGGGATGCGGCGGGGGTCTTGGCTCCGTAGGTTGTCATCGTGGTTGCCTTCGGTGATGTGGCAACGCGCTTTGCGCGGCAACACCTCGCGGATCGACTTCAAGAACGCGGCCGCGTGCCTGTACTCGTCTAGCAGCGAATGCCCGGCCTCGTCGGGGTGAACGCTCGCCGCGCTGGCTTCGAACACATCACCAAGGTGAATGAAATGCGTGAGCCCCTTTATATCGGCAAGCGTTTTTAGTAGCCAATGGTGCGTGGCCATTGGGGTGTGCGGCGAATGCGTGCAGGAAATCGCCGCAACTCTCACGGCTCCGGCTCCGCATTCATGGGCGCGCGCTCGGCAATCATCGCCAGCACGCGGCGCGCAAACTCGGGCGCGTCGCTGGGGCGCAGCATGATGGCCCACTCGGTGTCCCCGTCCTGGCGCATCATCACAAATGGCACGGTTCCGGGCGTTGCGTCGCGCTCGGCTTGCTCAAGAAACTTCAGCGCACCGATGGCCGCGTACCGCTTCACTTCGCAATGCAGTCCCGGCAGGCCCAGCAAATCGGCATCACCAGCGGCACCACAAAACTGCTGCGCTCGGCGCGCCTCGGTGGCGTTCCAATGCTGTTGCAGCACCGCCGCTGCTTCGCGCTCGCCTGCCTTGCCCTTTTGCCGTGAATGGCTGCCCATGCGGTCATCCTCTCACAGTTTTTCACGCGGGATGGAAATACGCTTCGCCACCGTCATCGCGGTAACGCATCCGGCCGCTGTACCACCACACGCCTTGCTTATCCGGGATGTAAATCGCCTCGGTGTAGACATCCCGCCCGATGTTCGATGGAAGTTCCTCGCAGCACACGCCCATGACCACAGGAACGCGGATTTCCAAATCCGTGCCATCGACCTGAACCCGATCACCGTCGCACGGGCCCCATCGCAGTAGCACTTCCTCCATGCCCGGCATTATCCCCGAACCGCATTCGTGGCTGGTCATTTCATCACCTCGCGCAGCTTCGCGCGCAGGTGCATCGCGTGCGCCTTACGGAATATCGCGGCAACTAGGCGCGTGAACTCTCGCACCTCGTCAGGGTCGGGTGGCCGCCGGTGCAGGCTGCGCGTGGCGGTTTGGATGTCATCGATGCCCAGCGCGATGGCCGCGGCCGATGGTTCGACCTTGCACACCCGCACGATCACGGCAAGGGCGGTGATGCGCTCGCGCTGGTGGCGGCGCAGGTGGTCCCGGTAGGCGGCCATGCTCGCATCGTTCCCGTACCCAAACTCAAGGGACGCAAGCGCCATCACCACTTGCCACGGTTGGGCGCTCGTGGTTCCCATTTATGCATATTCCCTTCGATTCCGATAACTGATCCGATAGGGCTGGGTTGTTTTTTTCTTTTTTCTCTCTCCCTTTAGGGGAGAGAAAAAGGAAATAAAACAGCCCTGCCGCCCTAATTTCGCCATTTGAAATCGGGCCAAAAACCTAATTAGTATCGGACTTTCCCTCATCGTGTTACACGCTGTTACGCGTCTCCGTTTGAATTATTCACGGAGGCTGGGTGGGTTCGGCGCACCCACACCACACCCTTGGTTGATCCCTGCTTCTCAATCAACCCGCTACCCAGCGCCAGCGTTCGCAGGCTCTCCGCTCGGCCCTTGGTCAGCTTCATGGCCTCGGCCGTGGCTCGCAGCTCCGCGCCGCTCATGGCCTCACGATCAAGCCACACCGTGGCACCGTTGGCCTGCTTCGTCTCAACCCTGAAACACTCCTCCACGAACCGTTGGGCGCTCCACCCGTCATCGTCGGGGTCTTTCTTGCCTGGCTTGGCCAAGTCTTTGGGATCAAGGTGCGGGGCCATGTGGAACAGGGGATAGGCCCAGCGCAGCACGCGCGGTTCGATGGGGGCGAACGAACGCACCGCCGCGTCGAGCACCACATGCCCTTCCTCCCGGTGGTGGCGAAGGATCAAGTGGCTATCCGCCGCTCGGCTCATCGATCCGGCACCCGCGCCCACATCGGTCACACCCTTACCGGCTTGATCGCCCTTGCTGGTGTGGTGGATCATCACGAACGCGCAATCAAGCGTGCGCGCCCACCTATCAACTTGGTTGTAGATGCGCGCCATGCTCCCGTTATCGTTTTCATCCGTGCGCGCCGGGAGGAATCGATAGAACGCGTCAAGGATCACCACCGTGTACTGCCCGGCCGCGCAATGGTCGAACAGGCGCGCGCCCAGCCCGTCAAAGTCACACAGGTCACCGCGCAAGTTCAGGATGTCCAGCCGATCCGCCAGCGACTCAAACGGGATGCCCTGCGCGGCGCACAGCTTCGGGATGCGATCCGCGCTCGTCTCGGGGTGCAACTCGTTATCCACGATCAGGACTCGGCCCGCCTGCGGGATGCTGAACCCCATCCACGGCTCGCCCCTGGCAACGCATATGGCAAGTTGGTTGACAAGAAAACTCTTGCCCATCTTGGGGCTACTGATCAGGTTCAGGGTTTCGCCCGTCCGTAGAAGCCCTTCAATGACCGGCCGCCGCAACTCGGGGCACCTCGCCACAAGGGCGCAGATGGGCACAGGCTGCAAGCGTGCCGCCGGGGCGGCTGGCGGGGGCTCCACGGCCTGCACCGCCTCTGCTGGGCCGCTCACGGCCTTCCGCTCGGCGGCGAACGCGTTCGGTATTTGCCGTTGGTTTAGGTCGATCAGTTCATCCGCGGTGAGCCCAAGCGTGGCCGCCCGCGCCATGATCCGCGGCCCGGCCTCGGCGATGCTCCACCCGCGCGCTTTCATGTCACAGGCCACCGTAAAGACGGTGGTGCGCCTGCCCTGGCGCATCACAAAACCTTCCTCTAGGAAGCGCCTAGAAAGGTCGGAGAGCGATCCCGCCGCCGGTGTGGCCGCTGGGGGCATCAACACCGTCACGCCCTCCTGCGGGGCAGGGAACTCGTCTAGCGTCCAAATGTGATCCGCTTCGCTCTCATGCACCACGCAAAGCGGTTGGTGCGCGTACTTCCAGTTCACAAAGCCCGGCAAGCGCATCACCCGCGGGGCATCGGTCACGCTGGAATCGGAACCCAGCCGGTGAGCCAATGCCTTTTGGTAGCGCGTCCACTCTGCTAGGTCGGTCATCGGCTCCGCCAAGCGCCACCACGCGTGGATGCCGCCGCCCGTCTTCACCACCACGGTGGGTTCGGGGATGTTGGCTTCCCGCCACGCCATGCGCGCTTGTTCAACGGTGGTGCCGCCATCGAAATCGGCGAACAGGCAACGCGCTAGAGCCACATCGGTTGCTTTGCCGCCGCGCCCACTTCGCGGGTTGGCCCCGAAATACACATGCTGGCCCTTCGCCACCGTCGCCGCAAGCTGCGCGATGACGCGCGATGCCTTCGCCTGGGGAACCCAATCGCGCAGCCCACCGGGGCCGCCGATGGTGCGGAACTCGATCAGGTCATTCGCTTCGAAGATCAGGCCCAGCAGTTGGTACGCGGACTCAATCGCTGCGGCTGCTGCATCGGTGGTGGTCACTTGGATTCCCCAAAGCAATCCCAACCCTTCGAAGCTGCAAACGCGTTTGGGTCCATGTACATGCGCGAAAGCGTTCGGCGCAGCGCGTCACGATCTGCACGCAATTCCGCCATCTCTTGGCGAATCTGCGCGGTCTTCTGATCGTCGTTCCGATCCGTTTGCACGCGCTCTAGGTAATCGTTCCGCTTCCTGAAATCCTCGCATCGCTCGCGCAGGTAGTCCGCGCGCTCTTCCCATGTTTTCGCTTGCTCGCGTAGGGTCGCAATGGCCGCGATGGCGCGGGCAATCAGCCCGTGCGGCTTGGTGCATACACGCTGCAAATCGCGCAACAGCGCGTCATACGGTTCCATTCGATTCCCTTTGCATGGTGTGCATCGGGTTCAACGCGTCACGCGGTACCCAATGCTCGGGGCGGTTGTAGTAGGTTTGCAGGAACTCATCTTGCCGCGCCTCGTGGCCCCACATCCACCCGGCCAGCCTCACCTGGCCGTAGCTCTTGGCGAGGCTCGTGATGGCCAGCACATAGCGCCTATCACCGTGATCGCGCGGCCGCACCACCAGTTGCCCATTCATCCAGCCGGTGGAACGCACCTCAATGTCGGGCTCGACATCCGGCGCTCCCTTCACATACCGAACGGATGGCTGGTAGCCGCAAATCCCAAGCCACTTGGCAACCGCCACCTCACCGGCTGCGCCACCGAACTCGTGTTGCTCTCGCTCGGTGAAAATGCGATCCATGAGGCACGCATGGTTCAACCCATCCTCGGCACTAGATGCCATGCGCGCCTCGGCCACGCGCTCGCATAGTTCGATTTCCGCGTCGGTAAGTTCCACCGTAACCATCGGCATCCTTGCCGCGGATCGAATCCGCTACAGATGTTGAGAAGTGTTCCCCATTAGCCGGGGCGGCGAGAACTCAACCGCCCCGGCCTTTCCGGGGGTTTGTTAGAACGGGATTCCATCGGCCCCAGGCGCAACCGCCTTGCGCCCAGGCTTCGCGGCCGTGGCCGTGCTGCGCTGCTGGGTGGGGCGGATGAAATCGCCCGCCTTGGCCTTGCCATTCTGCGAGTGCCACACGCGCAACAGGATTTCGCGCCCCTCAAGGTTCGCTTCCTCAAACCGCTGGGTGGCCTTGTCGATGTGCGGAAGAGCGCACGCGTCCAGCAGTTCGTTCAGGCGCAGGATGCGCGTGACCGCGACATCTTCGAACACGCGGTAACGCTGGCCGCCCGTTTCGATGTCGAACCACAGGGAAACCACCAGCCCGCGTGGATTGTCGGTGGTCTTCATGTTCTCAAACGGGCTTTCGCGGCCTTCCGCCTTGCTGATCGTGGCGGTAAAAGTTCCCTCGGGGCAGGGGCCGCCTGCGCCGCTCGACTTGCGTGCCTTGTCCTCGCTGCTTCCGTGAATGAGATCGATCATTGCTCCGAACCTTTCTCCAGGCGCTCGGCCTGCTGTTGAAGTGCCTTCAAAATCAACCCATCCACCTCGGATGGATCAGTTCCCGCGTCAACGGTCTTTCTTGCCGCGGTCACCGCCTGCTTTGCGCTCCATCGGATGCCAACCGATTTGGCTTTCTCGGCGATGGATTCGGCTAGCTGCTGGATGCGATCCGGCGCGCTCGGCGGCGGTGGCTGCTCCACCACCACCGCCGGTGCGCTGGGGAGCGATACCGTCGTTCGCTCCGCGGATTGGCTCACACGGGCATTCAGCGCGGCCAGCGCGCTATCTGCCTCCACCACGGTGGTGGCTTCGGCTAGTTCCTCATCGCCCTCGGTGGCACCGCTGAACCCGAAAGCGGCTTTCAGGCAATGCGCTTCGGCGCGCGTTCGCAGCATGTGCAGCGGCTGGGTGCGCCAGTTCGGGCTTGATCCCTTGAACTCCGAAAGCCAGCAGGTGAACTCAAACTCACCGCCTTCCGTGGTGGTCACCTTGAAGGTGCAGGAATCCACAGCCCCGGCAGCATCGCGGTGGTAGATGCAAACTCCGGAGTGGTAGCGCCCCGATTCACGGGCCAGCCTACGCCATCCGTCGATGGAGACATACAGGCACAAGCGGCCGCCGAACGCCAGCGGGTACACCTCGCGCCGGAGCGGATCAAGGCCGTAGGTCTTCATCATGGCCGCCAGCGCCATTCGATCCACCTGGCTTGCGTTGCGGGGCATGACCTGTTCGATCACGCGTTCGATGTGCGCCGCGTTGGGAACGGTTGCTGGTTCACTCATCGTGCAAGCCCTTCCTCAAGCTGCCGCCGCGCCCAATTCGCAAGCCCGATGCGTTCGATGCGATCCGGGTAGCCGGGCCATGTCTCGGTTTCGCGGCACACCTTGTAGTCCGCGATCAGCCGCCGCATGTCTGCTTCGAAGTAGTCCATGTCGGAATCGTCCATCGCGTACACGGCCACGCCGTGGGGCGCGGTGTTCTCGACGCACAGGAACGCAAACCCGCTCACATTGAGCCCCGCGATGCGAGCCACGCGTCGATAGAACGCGGCCTGCAACCCGTAGCCAAGGTTCCACAGCGCAGACTTGAAACCGGGATAGGACGCGTCGCGGCAGGTCTTCAGGTCGATCACCCAGCCGGTGGCTGGGTCATACCCATCCAGCCGCGCCTTCAACTGCGTTCCTGTGTGCGGGTCTTCCGCAAACACGGAAAGTTCACGCTGGGTAGCCATCTCCAGCATGGCGCGGCACGAATTGGAAGCGTGAACCGCGGCAACCATGCCCGCCACCGCCTCGCCCTGGCTGGCATCAAGGATCAACTTGTGCCCGTTCAGGACTTCAAACGCGCGGAACTCGGCCTTGCCTGCGGTGGTGCGCTTGTCGCACTTCGGCGCTACCGCCACCTCGGCTTCGTACATGTCCGGGGTCAGGATCGCGGTATGCACCGCGGTGCCCATGTTCATCGCGTCATTGCTCTCGCCATTCTCCATTTGGTAGCGAGCGTGCAGCGGTGACTTGGCAAGCATTGCCTTCATAAATGTGGAGGACAGCGCAGGCACCGCGTGGTAGTCCGCAGCGGGGATGTGTTCACGAACGCCAAGGGCGAAGGTGTTAGCGGCCACAGCGCACCTCCTCTGCCAGCGCCAACAAATCACGCTCGCGCTTGATCGCTTTGCGCAGCTTCGCAAGCGCCTTCTGCTCGTGGTACCAAACGGTTTTGGGATCGCAGCCCAGCACCTCGGCAACTTCAACAAGGGTCATCGGCCACCTCCCGCCAGCGAGCGGATGACGCGAACGCCACGGGTAAGAAGCGGCACCTCGGGTGCGGGCTCAACCTCATCCTCGGAAATGTCTCGGCGGTAATCACCCTGGCCCAGCGACACAAGCGGCGCGCAGTCCTTCCGGCGCTCCTGCTGCATCACGATGTGCGCGGCGGCGAGGATGGCCACGGGATGGATGGGGGTGGGGAACTCGTCAAGCGCCTTGGTAAGCGCATACAGCTTGTGCATGGACACGAGGCGCACCCACTCCGCATCCTGCGAACATCCACCAGCGTTCAGGCTTTGAATTGCTAGCCCGATGTCCTCAACGATCTTCCCGTAGCGATTGCGATCCATGCGATGGCTCCTGCTGCGTTAGCAGCAATTGCGCCTCGTGCATCAGCACCAATGCTTCCTCTAGGAAAGCGTGGTCTGTTAGCAATGAGGCTGCGGCTAAAAGCCGCCCCGCACGGGTGGGTAGGCTCACAGGTTCGAATCCTGTAGCGCCTACTGCAACTGTGTTGGTGGAGCGACTGCGAACACATCGAAGACCAGCCCGCGTGGTGGATTCAACGGCCATTGGCGCGAGGCGCGAGCTGGTCGCCGAAGTGTTCGCATTGATAGGTGCGCTCATGGCCATTGCTGAATCCACGGGTAACCTATCGACCGCACTAGTTTTCATGGGAGAGTTTTTAGATATTTTTCCGCCGCGGCTTTCGGCCGCCTCCCGCAGGCGCGGTTCCCGGTGCCGTAAGTACCTGTGGGTTTGATCGATAGAGCGGTGGCGAACCAAGCGTTGAATCAGTTCAGGCGGGGTGCCGTTCTCGAAGGATTCGGTGATGTAGCCGCAGCGGAACGAATGGAATCCGTACCTGCCGGATAGCCCAGCCGCCTTCAAATCGGTTGCCAGCCCCTTGTAGGACACGGTGCGGGAAAACACCTTGGGCCCGGTCTTGGCCTTCCGCATCTCGCGCAGCAGTTCAACCGCCGCATGTGAGAGTGGGATGTGATCCCGGCGGCGGGCCTTGTCCAGGCTCACCACCATCGTTCCTGCCTCTAGGTCAATGTCGCTCCACAACTGCGCGTGGGCCTCTCCGCGCCGGATGCCCGTAAGGGACAGCAGCCGGTACAGGTTGGCGCGGTTGCGCGCGCTGGCTCGGATGGCGGGGGATGCACCCTCGGTGATCTGCTGGGTGGCGTGGTCGATTAGCCGCTGCACTTCGGCATCGGTGAACGCGTCGCGGCCTTGCCCAGCCCGGCCGCGCGGCCCCGGAACATGTGCCCACGGGTTCGATTCGATTAGCCCTTGGATCAGCATCCAGCCCGCAAAGCGGCGGCAGGCGCTCATTCGGTTCCGGATGGTTTGCGGGGCAAGCGTGCCGCCGCGGGTCATATCCCGCAGCCATTCAATACAGGAAGCGGGTGAAATCTCGGCCGCGTGCGCCTTCACATGCTCGAGCCAATCGCGCACCCAGCGCGCAGCCTGGCGGACATGGTATTCGGCTTGACCGTCAAGCTCGCGGGTAGCCACGATCCACGCGTCTACCTGCTGAAGTAGGTCTACCCCTGTTTTTACGCTAAAAACGGGGGGGGGGGGGGGGGTGGTTCCCCTGTACGCCGTT